TCATTACGCTACTAAATTTAAATTGATTACCGAACATAGTTGCACCTATCACATTTCATGTATATTTTACTTGAATCTTCGTCAATTTCAACAAAGCCAAAGCGTTTACAAAAATTTAATCCTTTTTCATTGCCTTTTGTCACCGATGTTACTGCATGACCGTACTTTTCTATTACTTGACCAATGGTTCTCTTAATATGTTTTCTAATACTAAACTTAGGTATTCCATCAAAGCTAACGTGCAATTCATTGTCTTTAATCATTACGACACCAAACAATTTATCGTCATGCTCTAACTCTACAAATTCCCAACCTTGCAATGCTTCAGCAAATTGTTCTGATGTAATGCTTAATCTATCTTTTACAGTATTGTAGATAAGATTTATAGCGCGATTAGACATTATAATAAGGCACTTTGTATGGCTTACCATTCACCGTAATATTTATGAAGCCTACGGGCTTTGCAGGTAGTGTGGCAGTACCTGTTGTCGCTGTTGGTGAGCTAGTAAAGTTCAATAAGTTAAGAAAAAACTGTTGCCATGCACGAGTAGGTCGTTTAGTCTGACCATCCAAAAACTCAGTCTGTGGATATGGGTTAGTTTGATTAACGCCATACAATCCATTATTAGCTGACATTAATTGTCACCTTCAGATGCTTTTAGATTAGCAGATACTATCACAGCCTTAACTGGGTCTGTAACCACTACTTCAAACACTCTATCTCTTGACCATCCAAGTCTGCGCCAAATAGCACGATTTTTATATTTACCTTCTGCGCCAATACTTACCCAATGTTCATTAGACCAAGTAGAGCCGCCATCATTAGACCAACGCAACATCGCTTGTGGATTTGTTGTTGGTGTTGATGAATTAATTTGTGAATTTAATCCCAAATACAATGATTCTGCAAATTGAATTGTTAGCGTATCGTCAGGGTAAATAGTGTAAGGGTCAGAAATATATTGACCAGCTTGCAATGATACGCCTGTTGTGCCAACGCCAGGTTGAAATTGAATTTGCAATTCTTCTAAGTATTGACGTTGTAAATCAGTCACTAAATGTGGGGCTCTACGCAATCTGCGTACTTGATTACCATCATCTGTGTAATTAGATGGGTCAAGTTTGTAAATATGACCATTTGCAATATCGCCTACAACAACATCACCTTGAAATACAGCAGAACAACTGACTGTATACATTGTATATTCGCCTGTTTGTGGGTCTGTAGTTAGCCACTTATGCCACATTTGAGTAGAAATATCATATACCCAAGTTAAATTAACTGATGGGAATGAAACAACATAACATTCGTGACCTTCTAATTGATAAGTCCACGCATACGCATCATCAATGTATTGATTGACTAAACTTTGCTCTACAGCATGAGTAGAAATACGTTGTGGCATATAGCCATTCATCTGCATAATTTGTGCTTGACCACGATTGTTGCGTGATACATAAGCAAAAGAATTACCTAAACGAGCTACAGAGAATTTAGCTGCAATACCATGTTGTGTATTAGTGCCTGGAATACGTTGGAAAGGGAAAGGGAACGTGCCTACATCCACCCAAACTTCTGATGATGTTTCACCCAACAAATAAACTTCACGATGGTCAGCAATAATAGAAATTAAATTATCAGGCGAGCCGTCTTTAGATGAAAAGCTCAAGCCTTGACTGATTGGTGACAATGGATTAGATGCGCCCCATTGTTGTGAATTAGGTTTGTTGTAAATAAAATAGTTGTCTACAATATCTACAGTATTACCACCGCTAAAAGCACCATCTGTTGATGGCAACACGCTAAAATTAAGCGCATATAGTGTTTCAGAGCCAACAGTTTGACTATTATTTAATACATAAGTACCTGTACCGCCAGTTCCTGTGCCTGTAGTAAGCGTAAGTGTTAAACCTGTGCCAGAACCATTTGATGATGTTGATGCAGGATTAGAAGGAACTGATGTGTATTGACCAGCGTTAGTTTGTGTCAAACCTGTCACCGCACCACTAGCACCAACAGAAGTGACTGTATAGGTTGCAGGAGTCGTGCCATATACACCACCAAGCACAGTTACCGTGTCATTGACTGCATAACCTGTACCTGCTGTAGCGATTGTTTGACTTAATACAGTACCGCTGCCTAAAGTCGTTATAATTGTTCCAGCAGTTACGCTTGTACCTTGTATCGTTTGACCTGGATATAAAGTGCCTGTAATAGCAGTTACTGTAAGAATATTCCCTGAGATTGAGCCTGTAATTGTTGCACCAACAGCAGCAGAGTTAAATACTTCGCTTGCTTCTGTTTGCGATACGTTAATTGTATAAGTGCCAGGGCCACCAGTTCCAGTACCCAAAGCTGTAATAACAGTTTCTGGAGTTACACCTAAACCAAATAACGATTGACCTATGCCAATAGTTCCGCTTTTTAGCAAAGTAACTGTTAATGTTGTGCCTGATACTGAGCCTATAAAAGTAGCACTAGCAGGATTTGAAATACGCCATGTGTAGCGATATTGTCCATCAACAATATATACGTTGACACCGTTATCAGTAATGCCTACACGACCTGTAGAAGTGTTTAATGTACCAACTAATGTAGGAACATAGTTAGAAGTCATTACATAAACATAAGGGCCACAGACAGCAACTAAATAATTGCCACCCGACACAGTACGCATACCACGCACTTCTTGTTTATTTTGAAATACGATTTGCGTTGTTAGACCAGGTGTTGGATACAAAGACACAACACCACGTTGACCTGGCTGTTTTAAAGGGTCAATTTCTGGACGCCAGTTAATACATTCCTGTGCATCTTGATAGATGGAAGGTGCTTCATAACTTGGCCCTACAAATCCAAAGTCAGCCATTATCTAAAGAAGCCCCCTGATAAAATCCAGCCAGCATCTTTTTGACGGCTAGATAGAATTGCATCGTTAAAGCGTGATGTTTGAACTGGTTTCATATTAGTGCGTTTTAGCGTTGCTTTAGATTGTGCTGCATAAGCGTTAATCATCGCTATTTGCGTTTGATTTGCTTTACCATACATCGGCATTAAACGTTCTGCTAAACACCATCTAAGAGCCATAGAATAGCCCTGTGGTAGATTAATGACATCATATAGAGTCACAAAAGGAGTAAATATGGTGTCAACAAACAAGTGCATCTCGCCTTGTGCAGGATTAGGCCATACAAACAAGTTACCTAATGTTTCTGTTGGTTGATAGTAAAGAGCTTTAGGCCACGGGCCATTGAGCGTTTTAAGACCAATCATTTCATAATCTTCTACGTTCAACACAGCTACAGGATAGTCAAGACCGCCATTAGCGACTACTGCGCCATTAGAGTTAGTGTTAATACGCACAAACGCTGAATTAATGCCTAATGGGCGTTGATAGTAAAGATTAATTGATGTTGATGATACATTTTGACTAATATTAACTTGATATGTGCCAGCTTCGTTAATATTGCCACCTGCACCTGTCAACATTTGAGTGATTTTAGTGCCTGGCAAGATACCTGCGCCTGACAATGTTTGACCAATAGCAACTGCGCCTGATGCAATAGCAGTAACAGTTAAAATGTTACCTGAGATTGAACCTGTGATATTTGCGCCAACTTGACCGCCTGGGCCGATAGTGTATTGTGTTTGACCTGGTGTAATCGGAAATACGATTTCAGTTCTATAAAAGACCATCATATCTTCATTAGACCATTGGTCAATCATGTCATTTAACATATCAAAAGCATCTTGCGCTTCATCTGCCGTTGGAGTTTCACCAGAAGCTAATGCGCCAATGTCTTTTAATGCTCTTGAGATAATGTCTATTGGTTGAGCCATGATATGTCCTAAATGCTAGGCGTGAATGTTTGTGGTAACCACGGGGCTACAGATTTAACTTGATTATCAGCTAAATAAGCAAGTTGTTCATCTAGTCGTGATTCTATAATATTTAGACCGTCTTTGATAGATTCTTTTAGAATTAAATCTATTACGTCTTGCTCTGTAATATCTGGAAAAGGTTTGTCTATTGTGCCGTTAAAATACCAATTGCCTTCTGTTTCAACAGTATGGTTTGTTTCATTATTGGCTACAACATGATATTTTGCAGAAATTATCTGTTCATCTTTTGCATCAATGTCTAGAATTGTCCAAGTGTAGTTATTCATTATTAAGCACTCGTTGTTTGAGTTTCAACCCAAGGTAATGGTGGAGTTACAACAGGTGGATTAGCCAAACTAGCTACTTGAGCAGTCACAGATGCTTCTGTTTCAGCTTGATTAACTGTTTCCCATACCCAGCTCAATACTTCTGCTTGTGTTAGTTGAGCAAAAGGAATGAAATTAGGGTCATTAGGTTGAGGTTCGGTAATTGCTACAGAACCATAGTTAGATGCTGTATATGTGCTATCTGTGCCTGTGCAACGCCAAGCAGCTTGTAATACAACTTCACTAAATCCGTTAATTTCTTGAGTAGATGTTGAAAGTGAATCAATAGTCCATGTTATTGTTATTGCCATTATTTTTTCCTTAAATTGATGTTATTGTTTGCCAAGCACTGCCAGAATAAACACATAATTTTGCTAATGTAGTATCAAATACCATTAATCCTGCAACTGGAGAAGATATTGCATTTTTTTGTGTTGTAGTCATATTAGGCATACGAACACCTTTTGTGGTGCTTTGTGCATCTAAAATAGCTGAAGAAGCAGGACTAGCAGTACCAATACCTACATTACCACTTTGGTCAATTGTCATAGCATCTGACAAAGAGCCACTACCCGCTTGAAAAGCTAATGATTTACCATTTGGAGAATAAATAGCGCCATAATTAGTACCATCAATAAAAAATCGTAATGACCTAGTTGCAACACTATCTGAACTTGCACATGATAATGCAGTAGTTCCAGATTGAACGACTAATTTTCCATAAGTGCTTGGACTAGCAGTATTAATACCCAAATTACCACTAGTATCTAAACGCATTTTTTCTGCGCCACTTGTGTAAAAAGTTAATGGTAAGTATGTACCCGTGCCATTAATGCCTGATACTAATTGAACATCTGTAGAGCCGTTAGTGACAATTAAAATCTTACTTGCATTGGTTGGGTCGGCTGCGTTACTAGCTTGCCATGAAGCTGCTGTGCTTGTGCCATTAGGTAACGCATAAATACCTGTTGAACCATTAACAGTAGTGGTTTTAAATGAACTTCTGCTTAATACAGTAGCGTTTGAAAAATCACCATTTAAATTTGAACTTGTACCACTTAAAGTTAAGCTAGTAAATGTACCTGCCGCAGCAGCAGTTCCACCAATTGCAGGTGGGCTTGCTAAATATGTGCTAAATCCAGAACCACTTACTGTGCTAGATGCTGACAATGTTGTAAAAGCACCACTATTAGGAGTTCCGCTACCAATTGTGCCTGGTGCTGTGTAAGCACTTGAAGCAAGCATAGTATTAGTGACTGTGCCTGTATCGCCTGTAGTGACTACGTTACCATTAACTGTTGGTAGATTTAATGAATATGAAGAAGCGGTATTAGGGCCAACTAAAGCGACCTGACCACCTAGTGTTGCTTGAAAAACTAATTGACCCATGATTTTGTCCTTATGGTGCTATATAAATTGTTGAGGCTGTCAATGCCCCTGTTGATGGATTGTATTTTAACTTGCTTGATGAAGTATTTAAAGCCTCATTACCACCTGTTGCACTTACAAAAGTAAGATAGTAATTAGCATTTGTACTTACATCTGCTGTTGCAATATTTGTAGCATTTGTTGCTGTAGTGGCGGTTGTTGCAGTTGTTGCAGTTGCGGCATTACCACCAATACTTAAACTTGTAGCCGTTCCTGTTAAGCCTGTACCAGCACCTGTAAATGATGTTGCTGATAATACTCCAGTTGATGGAACAAAACTTAATTTAGTTGAGCTAGTAGTTTGTGGCAAATTTCCTGT